ACACTCTTTCCCTACACGACGCTCTTCCGATCTCGCTTCCTGATTGAGTCGAGCCCCGACCGGGCCTTCCTGCCGGCCGGGATCGTGGATAACCCGTACCTGGACGCCGAAGAATACCGCCAGTCCCTCGCCGAGCTCGATCCGGTGACGCGGGCGCAGCTCGAGGACGGCGACTGGGAGATCATCGCCGCCGGCAACAAGTTCAAGCGCGAGTGGTTTGAGATCGTGGAGGCAGCGCCACCGACACCCTACGAGGTCCGCTTCTGGGACCTGGCCGCGACGGAGCCCAAGCCGGGCGGCGACCCCGACTTCACCGCCGGCTGCCTGCTCGGGCTGACGGACGCCGGGGTCTACTACGTGAAAGACATGGTGCGGACGCAGCAGTCCCCGGGCGAGGTGGAGACCCTGGTGCGGCACACCGCCGAGCTCGACAGCGCCGCCATCCCGATCCGCATGGAGCAGGAGCCGGGCAGCGCCGGGAAGACAGTGATCTCGACTTACGCCCGGCAGATCCTCCGGGGCTTCGACTTCCGCGGTATCCCCAGCACGGGGAGCAAAGAGGTGCGGGCGAACCCCGTCTCCTCCGCCGCGTTCAACGGTAATGTCAAGCTGGTGCGGGGGCCGTGGCTCAAGGCCTTCCTGAACGAGCTGTCCGTGTTCCCGAACCCGGAATATCACGATGACCAGGTAGACGCGCTCTCGGGCGCCTACACGCAAGTCAATAAGCTGCTCGCCCGCAACTCCCGCGGCGAACCCGTAGCCGTAGCGAGGTAACGATGGCTGACGCAACCCCTCAAGACCAGAAGCCAACCACCGATTACGGCCGCGCCTTCGTCGCGCTCCAGGCCAAGCAGAAGCCGCTTGCCGCGCTGTGGAGCTACTACGACGGAGACCAGCCGCTCGCCTACAGCACCAAGCGCCTGAAGGACATCTTTCAGGACCTCAACACACACTTCAGCGAGAACTGGTGCGCGGTCGTGGTGGACTCGCTCAAGGACCGCGTGAACCTGGCCGGGCTGCGCTCAGAGGACGCCGCGGTGCAGACAGCGCTCGACGAACTGTGGGCGCAGGGGGACCTCAACCTCACCAGCGACGACGTACACGAGGCCGCCCTGGTCACGGGCGAGGGCTACCTGCTGGCCTGGCCGGGAGACGACGGCCTGCCCGCGCCCTACGCCAACGACCCGCGCCTCTGCCACGTGTACTATAGCCCGGACAACCCGCGCCGGCCGCTCTGGGCCGCGAAGGGCTGGGTCGCCGAGGACGAGCGCTACTACCTGACGCTGTACTACCCTGACCGGCTGGAATACTACTCCAGCACCAAGCCTGCCGATCAGGTACAGTCCTGGAAGAGCCTGGAGCCGCTCCAGGAGCCCGCGCAAAACCCCTACGGCGTGATCCCCGTATACCACTTCCGGGCCTCGCGCCGGGGCGCTCGCAGCGAACTCCTGAACGTGCTGCCGCTCCAAGACGCGATCAACAAGCTGCTCGCGGACATGATGGTCGCGGCTGAGTTCGGGGCCTTTGCCCAACGCTATGTTATCTCGCAGATGGAGACCGGGAAGGTCGAACAGTTCCTCAAGAACAGCGCCTACTCGCACTGGATACTGCCCGCCGGCGACGGCGAAGGCGAGCCCACGCAGGTGGGCCAGTTCGCGCCCACGGACCTGGCGAACTACCTGTCCGCGATTGACAACCTGGCCGAGGCCATCGCGACGATCAGCCGGACGCCGCGGCACTACTTCATGGGCGATGCCGGGGCGAACGTCTCCGGCGAGGCCCTGATCGCGCTGGAGGCCCCGCTCAACAAGAAAGCCCAGGACCGGATTGACGCCTACACTCCGACCTGGCAGCAATCGGTGGCCTTCATGCTCAAGATCCGAGGGATGACCGTGGACCCGGCGAGCATCCTCCCGGTCTTCGACAAGCCGGAGACGATCCAGCCGCGGACGGCGGCGGAGATCACGCAGATCCGCGTGACCTCGGGGATGCCGCTCAAGTCGGCGCTCCGCCTGGAGGGCATGGAGGAAGCGGAGATCGAGCAGATCGCGGCGGAGGCGCAGGAGGAAGAGGCCGCCCGGCAGGCCACGCTCGGGCAGGCGCTGATGGACGCGCAGGAGAGGTTTGACGGAGGCAACCAGAACCCCGATGCCTGAACCCCCCGTCGTGCAAGCCATTCGCGCGCACAAGGCCGCGCTGCTCGCCCGCGAGACCAAGCAGATGAAGGCCATGGCGAAGGTCTGGGCGACGGTGGAGGCTCAACTCGCCGCCGAGATGGACGCGCTCGCCCTGGAGATTGACGCCCTGCGGAAGGCCGGGCAGGTCGTGAACCCCGGCAAAGTCTACCGGATGGAGCGCTACCAACGGCTGCTCTTCCAGGTACGGAGCGAGGCGAGCGGCTACGCTGACTACACCGCGAAGACCGTCGCCGCCCAGCAGCTTGAGAACACCTGGATCGCACAGCAGGAGGCGGCGGAAGCCCTGCGCCTGAGCGCCAAGGGGACGGCGCTGGAGACGTTCCAGGCGGGGCCTCCTGGCTTGTCGGCCACGCTGCCCGTATCCGTGGAGGCGGCCGGAGGCGCCTCGCCGTCCTTCGTGCAGCTCAACGCAAGCGCCCTTGAGAACATGGTGGGGATGATGGCGGACGGCACTCCCCTGCGGACGCACCTGAAGGCCGTGTACGGCGACGCCGCCAAGGGCATGAGCAAGTACCTCACGCGGGCCGTCGCGCAGGGGCTCAACCCCCGCCAGACCGCGCGCGAGATGCGCCGGGGCCTGCGGCTCGGGCTGGACCGCGCCCTGGTGATCGCCCGCACGGAGCAGCTTCGCGCCTACCGGGAAGCCCAGCGCATGACCTATGAGGAGTCGGGCGTGGTGCTCGGCTACAAGCGGCTCGCGGCCAAGCAGGCGCGGACCTGCCTCGGGTGCCTGGTGGAGGACGGGCGGTTCTACCGGACGGAGGAGGCTTTTGAGGACCATCCCCAAGGGCGCTGTTCTCTGGTGCCGATTGTGGAGGGCGCCGACCTCCCCCAGTGGGAGACCGGCCAGGAGTGGCTTGCCAAGCAGCCGGAGGCGACGCAGCGGAAGATCATGGGGCCGGGGCGACTCGCGCTCTACCAGTCCGGCGAGGTGCCGCTTTCGGCGATGGCGACGCACACCCACGACCCGATCTTCGGCGGGGCCTGGGTCCCGACGCCGCTGAAGGACCTCACCGGGTCAGGAACCACAGCAGCAGCAGCGCCACCGGCGTGAGCGTGAGCGTGAGGATGCAGCCGATACATGAGAGTGTATTCCCGACTTTCTGATTGTCCATGTAGGAGATTCTAGCACAAAATCCCCCGCGGTGGGAAACCGCAGAGGAGGGGCGAGATGCCCGAAGAGCAGACCCAGAATCAGCAGACGCAGACGCAGGAAGGCCAGACGACCCCGGACGGGCAGGGCGGGACGCCGCCGCTCGCGTGGGAAAGCTGGTTGGAGGGACAGTCCGCCGAGGTCAAGGCCCTCCTCGATACTCACACGCAGGGGCTGAGAAGCGCCCTGACCTCCGAGCGGGAGAGCCGCAAGGACTTCGAGAAGCAGGCCCGAGAACTGGCCGAGAAGGCCGAGAAGGGCAGCGAGGCCCAGGCGCAGCTCACCAAGCTCGCCGATGACCTCGCCAGTGAAGGCCGCCGCGCCGACTTCTACGAAGCGGCGCACGCGGCAGGGATAGCCAACCTCAAGCTCGCCTACACCGTAGCCGTTCAGGACGAGATGTTCGACCGGCGCGGCCAGGTGGACTTCGAGGCGCTCAAGCGCGCGTACCCCGAGCTGTTCGCCGGCGGGAAGCCGGCCACGCCTCCGGGGAACGCGGGCGCGGGAACGGGGGCGCCGCCTCCGGCCAAGACGGGGATGAACGACTTCATCCGCGCGGCCGCCGGGCGCGGATAGCCCCAGCAGCAGGATCGCACATTCTGAAGGCCTCGCCCTCCCGGGCGGGGCTTTCACGCTTAAGGAGTGGGTTTCATGCCCTTCAACAGTCTGACCAGTCGCACCGACGCGGCCGCCCTGATTCCCGAGGAAGTGTCCCGCGAGATCCTCCAGGACCTCGCCCAGACCGGCTTCCTCATGCAGCTCGCGCGCCGCCTGCCCGACATGCCGCGCGCCCAGACCCGGATGCCCGTGCTCTCCGCCCTGGCTACGGCCTATTTCGTCAACGGCGACACCGGCCTGAAGCAGACCGCGGAGACGGCCTGGGCCAACAAGTACATCGACGCCGAGGAGATTGCCTGCATCGTGCCGATCCCCGAGGCCGTCCTGGACGATGCCGATTACGACATCTGGGCGGAGATTAAGCCCCAGGTCGTGGACGCGTTCAACATCGCGATCACGCAGGCGGTTCTCTACGGGACCAACATCCCGGCCACCTGGACGACCAACCTCGGCGCCGCCGGCATCATCGCCCTGGTCGCCGCAGCCACGCAGAACGTCTCGCTCGCGGGCTTCACGGACGTGTACGAGGCGGTCCTCGGCGAGTCCGGCGCCGGCCTGCGCGATGGCGTGCTGGCCCTGCTGGAGGCCGACGGCTTCACCGCCACCGGACACCTCGCGCACGTCGGCTTCAAGACCGACCTGCGGAACACCCGCACGGTGGACGGGATGCCGATCTTCAACGCGGACCCGTCGAGCAAGGCGGGCTACGTGCTGGACGGCGCGCCCTGCTACTTCCCGCAGGACGGCTCCCTGTCGGCCACCTACTACCTGATCTCCGGGCAGTGGAACCAGCTCGTCTACGCCATGCGCCAGGACCTCACCTACAAGGTGCTGGACCAGGCTGTCATCACCGACGCCACCGGCGCCATCGTGTACAACCTCGCCCAGCAGGACATGGTTGCCCTGCGGGCCGTCATGCGGATCGGCTTCGCCCTGCCGAACCCGATCAACCGGATGAACGAGACCGAGGCCACCCGGTGCCCGTTCAGTTATCTGACCGCCTAGGCAAGCCGCATCAGCGGCTCCAAGTGCCGCAAAAGGAGAGATGAAAGATGGGACTGTATCCGAAAGCACTCGAAGCAGTTCTCGCCGGTGTCCCCTGGGGGCCGGAGAGTCACTGCTACATCGTGGATCCCCAGCATGGGGATGACGACAACGACGGCAAGCGCTGGAGCAAGCCGCTCAAGACCCTGGAGGCCGCTGAGGACCTCTGCGTCACGAACCACAACGACGTGGTGGTCTTCGTGGGCGGGCCCACCGCCGACAACCCGGCGGCGTCGATCACGTGGGATAAGAGTTACACCCACCTGATCGGCCTGTCGAGTGACGTGTACGGCGTCGGGCAGCGGTGCCGCGTCGTGATGCAGGCGGCCACGGCCGTAACGCCGGTCATCACCGTCTCCGGCAGCGGCTGCGTGTTCAAGAACATGCAGTTCAACCAGGAGAAGGCCACCGGCGCGGCGTCGGGCGTCGCCATCGTGACCGGCGAGCGCAACTTCTTCGAGAACTGCTTCTTCATGTGCCCGACCAGCGCCACTGCGGCCAGCTACTCGCTGAAGGTCGGGGGCGGGGAGAACGTGTTCAAGCGCTGCACCATCGGCCAGCACACCAACGTGCGCAGCGCGGCCACCTACGGCCTGTGGCTGTACGTGGGCGACGACAACTGCCACCGCAACAAGTTCGTGGACTGCGAGTTCCTCTCGTGGGCCTCGGGCGGCGGCACGGCGCACGCGCTGGTCTATGTGGACGTGGACATCGACGTTGAGGTGTTCACCGCGCAGTTTGAGAACTGCCTCTTCGCCAACGTGGGGGCGGCGACGCTGGCCGTCGCCATCGACGACAACTGCGCCACCCTCGACCACCGGCTCATCGTTCGCCATCACGCGGACGTGCTGGGCTGCACGGCGGTGGCGGACCCGCTGACCTACGTGTACGTGCCGGACGCTGACGACTCCGTGAGCGGCCTGCTGATGATCCCCGCGGCCGAGGCGTAGGACGGCCCCTCACTTGACCGGGCGGCTCTTTACGGGGCCGCCCGGTTTGCTTAAAAGGAGACTGACCACATGAGCATCTCGACGACTGTAACCGCCCAGCGCGGCGGCTGGTTCAAGTTCACCCTGACCGGGGCCACCAGTGTCGCCAACGCCGGGCTCGGCCAGATCGCCAACCCCGAGGGCGTGACCCTCGGCATCGTGCGCGCCTTCATCTATGCCCGGACGGGCTCGACGGGCGCGGCCAACCTGGACCTCGGCATCGGGGCCTCCGGCGCCAAGGCGAGTGACATCTGCTCGGCGATGGATGTCGTGGAGGCCACCATCGGCGGGGACCTGACGCACCTCCCGGCGGTGCAGGTAGCGAAGACGGACAACCCCACGGCGCTGTGGACCGCCACGACCTACCTGACCGCGACGGGCAGCGCGGACACGACCGGACTCGACGCCGATGTCTATGTCGAGTACATCCGCCTCGCGTAGGAGGACTGACTCATGGCGGCGACGGCGGCGCAGCTCGCAGAACTGAGAGAGATGGTAGCCGAGGCCACGGAGGCGACGTATACCGACGAGGCCCTGACCACTATCATCGAGGCCTATCCCCTCCCCGATGCGCTGGGGGTACTGCCCTACACTTGGGACTATTCCACGACCCCTCCGACGCAGGACCCGGAGGAGACGTGGATCCCCACCTACGACCTGCACGCCGCCGCCGCTCAAGTCTGGCAAGCGAAGGCCGCGAAGCTGGCCGGGAACTTCGACTTCTCGGCTGACGGCGCTTCCTACTCCCGCTCCCAAGCCTACGAGATGGCGATGAAGCAGAGTCGCCACCATGCGGCGCGACGCGCGCCCGGAACTGTCACTTCGGTGGTGGAACCACGGCGCGCGGCCAACGCCCCCTACCCCGGCAACGCCCCGGAGCCTGACTGATGGACGCCTTCTCCACCGCAGAACTGAGCGGGATGCAAGCCGCCCAGGAAGAGGCCATGCAGGACACCTGCGTGCTGCTCACCTGGTTCTCCGGCTCGCAGAACGCCTTCGGGGAGCAGGTGGAGACGTGGACGCCCGGAGACCCCCTTGCCTGCGGCTACAACCCCCAGGGCGGGCGGGAAGTGGCGGGAGCGGACGCCGCGCCGATTCTCACTGACGCGACGGTGCGCCTGCCGATCTCCACGGAGGTGGACCGCAAGGACCGCCTCCAGATCACCCACCGCTTCGGAGTGGCAATCACCCCGGAGACCTTCGAGATCATCGGCGAGCCCCGGCGCGGCCCGAGCGGGCTGCTCCTGGACTTGCGGAGGGCGGAACTGTGAGCAGCCTCAAGTGGCGCGGGCCGGAAGTCATCGAGAAGGCCAAGGCCGCGATCCCCGACGCCCTGTATGCGGCGGGCCTGGTGTGCGAAGGCCAGGCTAAGATCATCGCCACCGAGAAGGACATCGTAGACACCGGCAACCTCGTGGATTCCATTACCACGGCAGTCGCCGGGGGCCGGACTTCACCGCCGGGGAGCCGGGCGAAAGTGGGGCCAATCGGGGCGGGAGATGAACTGACCGCCCGCGTGGGGACTGCCGTAGAGTATGCCGTCTACCAGGAGTTCGGGGCTACCTACTGGAACGCAGCCAGCCCCCGCTCCCTGCGGCCCCGGCCCTTCCTCCGCCCCGCCGTTGACGAGCACAAGCCCGCCATTCGCCGCGCCTTCGCGGCCCAGATACGAAAGGCCTTCTCGTGATCGAGGAAGCGATCTACAACCGGCTCGTCGAAGAGCTGAACATAGACTGCTTCCCCCTGGCTCTGCCGCCGTCCGTCACCCTGCCCGCCTGCACTTACCGGCGCGTCAGCACGGCGCCGGAGTACACCCACGCCGGAGACGCCCTGCTCGACCGCCAGCGGTGGCAGTTTGACCTCTACGCCGCCACCTACGCCGAAGTGCGCCAGCAGGCGGCGGTGCTGCGCGGGGCCTGGTCCGGTTACAGCGGCCAGGTCTACGAGAACCCCGAGATCCACATCAGCGCCGCCTTCCTCGCGGGCGAGCGCGACCTGCACGAAGCCGAGCCCCAGATGTACCGCGTCTCCGTGGACGTGATCATGTGGGTGCGCACCGAAGAGTAACCCTATCCCCTGAGGAGTGAGACCAATGAGCGCAAGCACCGCCGAAGCCGCCTACGGCACGACCATCGCTTACACCGATGGCGCGTCGGAGGCCATCGGAGAAGTGACGAGCATTTCCGGCCTGAGCCTGAGCGTGGACACCATCGACGTGACCTCCCATGACAGCGATGACGCCTACCGGGAGTTTGTGGCCGGCCTGATCGAGCCGGGGGAGATCACCATCGAGGGCAACCACATCGCCGCGGACGCCGGGCAGATCGCGATTCTCACGCACCTGAACGCGCGGTCGATCCGGGCGATGGCGATTGTCTACCCGGACGCTTCCGACTGGGCCTTTTCCGCAGCCTGCACCGCCTACTCCGCCGCGGACGCCGCGGTGGACGGCAAGCTGTCCTTCTCGGCGACCTTCAAGGTCTCCGGCGTCCCCACTCTGAGCGCCACGTAGAGGAGATGGTCTGAGTGAGCAGCAGCGCAGTAGCCGCATACGGAACCATCCTCCGCTACGCCGGGCCGCCCGAGCTGGCCGTGGGCGAACTGACCACGATCAGCGGGATCCCCATCGCGCAGGACGTTATCGACGTGACCAGTCACGCCTCCGATGACGCCGTGCGCGAGTTCGTCGGGGGCCTGATTGACGCCGGGGAGGTGTCCTTCGAGGGCAACCACATTCCCGGCGACGGCGGGCAGCAGAGGATTCTGACGCACCTCAACGCCCGCGACAAGCGGAACATGGTCATCAACATGCCGGACGGGTCGGAGTGGCAGTTCGCCGCGCTCTGCACCGGGTTCGGCGCCGCCGGCGCGCCCGTCGACGGCAAGCTCGACTTCTCCGGGACCTTCAAGGTCGCGGGCAAGCCCGTCCTCGCCACCGCCTATTCCGCGGGACTGACCACGCCGTTCTTCACGCTCGCCGGGTCGGACACTGGCGCCATCAGTCCCGATCCTGCCGCGGCCGGCGACAAGTACAGCTACACCGCCGCCCTCGCCAACGCGGACGACGGGTTGGTAGTGACGCCTACGGCTACGGCCGGCGTGATCCAGGTTGGGAAGACCGGGGCGATGGCGACGGTGGCAACCGGCGCGGACTCTGCCGAGATCGCCATGAGCGTCGGGGCCAACGTTGTCTACATCACGGTCAAGGAAACCGGTAAGAAGTGGCGGCTCTACACCATCACCGCCACCCGCGCCGCCAGCTAAGGAGCAAGCATGAGCGAACGCATCACCAGCCGCGCCATCCCTCTGACTCTCGACGGGCAGGAGTATCAGTTCCGGCTCGACTTCACCGCGATGGCGGACTTCGAGCAGGCTACCGGCAAGGGGGTCCTGGAACTGTTCGGGGAGGTCTTCGCCGCTATTCAGGGCGCGGCCTCCACCGATCTGGCCGGGACCCTGGCCGGGCTCAGGCTCAAGGCCACCGACCTGCAAGCGCTCACCTGGGCCTGCCTGGGCGGGGAGGAGAGTGGCCTGTCTCTGCGCGAGGCCGGACGGCTGATTCATGCCGGGAACGTCACGCAGGTTGTGACGGCCCTCTCGCAGGCGATTCGCTCCGCCCTGCCCGAGCCGAAGCCGGAGGGTGAGCAGAGCCACCCCCCGCTGCCGGAGACGACGGAGGGTTTGACTGGCTCGACCTCTGGTCCTTCGCCCGAGTCAACCTCGGACTGAGCGAGGCGGAGTTCTGGCGCTTGACCCTGCGGGAGTTTGACGCTCTCGCCGACCGCTGGCGGGACTTGCGCCGCGAGGACCAGCACCTCCAGGACGCGCACTTCGCGGCGCTCATGTCCCTCCAGGCCAACCTCCAGCGCGATCCCAAGCAGCGCCACCAGCCCTACGAGGTGGACGATTTCCTGCTGCTGGGCAAGCCGGGAACGCCGCCTCCGCCTCCGCCCACCCCCAAGGTCCCTCAGACCTGGGAAGACATGAAGCGCGTCGCCGTGGGCCTCACTATCGGCCTCGGCGGCCAGATCACTCCCAAGGAGCCCCCTCATGCCGGGTGAACAGGTCGGCGAACTCTGGGTAGACATCCGGGCGCGCATGGCCGGGTTGGAGAAGGACCTGGCCTCGGCGAAGAAGCGCCTGGATAAGCACCTCGGAGATACTGACAAGCGCGTCAGCTCCTGGGCGAAGACCCTCTCCACTACCGGCAAGGCTCTCAGCGTGGGCGTCACCCTGCCGCTGATGCTGCTGGGGCGCCAGGCCAGCGAAGCCGCTTCCGACTACAACGAGTCCCTGAACAAGATGCAGGTCGTGTTCAAGCAGAACGCGGCCCAGATACAGACCTGGAGCGAGACTGCCGCCACCTCCCTTGGGATGTCCCGCCAGGAAGCCCTCGAAACCTCCTCCACCTTCGGCAACCTCTTCACCAGCATGGGGATCGGCAGCCAGCAAGCCGCCGGCATGTCCGTGCAGATGATCCAGCTCGCCGCCGACCTCTCCTCCTTCAACAACATCGACCCCTCTGAAGCCTTCGAAAAGTTGCGCTCCGGGATCGTCGGCGAAGCCGAGCCCCTGCGGACCTTGGGCGTGAACCTCATGGAGGTCGACGTCCAGCAGAAGGCCCTCGCTATGGGGCTGGCCTCCACAACCAAGGAACTCACCGTCCAGGACAAGGTACTGGCCCGCCTGGCCCTGATTACGGAGCAGACGAAGAACGCGCAGGGGGACTTCGCGCGCACGGCGGAGGGCGTTGCCAACGCGCAACGGATCGCGACCGCCGAGTATAAGAACGCGCTGGCGACTATCGGGCAGCAGCTCCTCCCTGTCAAACTCAAGCTGGTGAAATCCCTGACGGAACTCCTGCAAGAGTTCCAAGCACTCGATCCCGCCGGGCAGAAGCTGGTCGTGACGCTGGGGGCCATTGCGGCCGCCGCGGGGCCGGTGCTGATCGTCGCCGGGCAGACAGTCACTGCGCTGACCACGCTCAAGGGCGCGATGGTAGCCGTGGGCGCCGTCGCCGGGGGTGGCGCCCTGATCGGCAGCATCGTGACCGCCGGGGCGCTGGCGGACGTGATCGCCATCACCGCGGCTCTCGGCAAGTACCTGGAGATGCGGGCGAAGGTAGCCGAACTGGAGGCTGCCGCGAACAAGCAGGCGGCGGACCAGTATGCCGGGCTGGTGCAAGTGGTGAAGACCAGTCTGGAGACGATGCGCAAGCACGCTGAGGACCCGGCCATCGGCGCCGCTATCAATCGGGTGCAAGCGGCCCTGGAGAAGACCAAGACCGCGAGCAACGACCTGGCGCGAGCGGAGGCCTGGAACACCTTGCAGGCCGAACTCAATAAGCTCGCCGGGGTGAGCCGGGGAGCCAACGGGCAGGTACAGGCTGACCTCCAGAAGGTGAAGCGGCAGGCGGACATAGCCGCGCAGGGGCTACGAGGCACTACGGATGCCGCGAAGAGCATCCGTTCCGCCGCCGGGGTCTGGTCCGCATTCATCGACGTGCTGCGGAACGCCTACAACTGGGTCAACAAGCTTACGTCGCGTAGCTGGGTCATGCGGATCGTCACCGCCATGCCACACGGCGCGGCGGCGGCGACGGTCGGGGCAGCCATCGGCGCGGGCGGCAAGCGCCCTGGTGGCGTCCTCGGCTTCTCCCCCGAAGACCGCGCGGCGCTGGGCCTCCGGTACCTCCCCGAGCCCGCGGAACTGAAGGCCATCGACGCCCTGATTAACGACCTCGGGCGCTCGCTCAAGTGGGATGGCGAGCAGTGGCAGGCCCTCCAGCCGATTCTCCAGCAGGTACGCGCGCAGTTCCGCGACGCCTATACCGGGGCGCAGGGACTCAGCGCGGGGATAGAGCAGCAGATCGAGGCCCTGCTTCTGTGGACTCCCGCGGGCAGCGCGTTCTCGAAGCAACTTCACGAACTCCTGGCTATGGTCATCCGGCAGCGGCTGGCGACCGAGGAGGCAGCCACAGCCCAAGCCGCCATGACCGCGGCGCAGGAGAAGGCCAAGACCGCCGCCGAGGAATACGCCGCCGCCGAGCGCGTCCTCGCCGAGGCGGGGAGGGCGGCCGCCGCCGCGGAGGAGTCCCGCTGGGAGGGCCTGGCGGACCAGGCGCGCAACGCCTACTTCGCCATGCAGAACGAGGGCAAGAGCGCGAACGAACTCCTGATGGAGACGCTCCAGGGCGAGGCGGAGCAGTTCGCAGCGGTCATCCCCCTGCTCCAGCAGGTGATTGACAAGGAGAAGGCGCTGGCCGCAGCCAAGCAGATGGCTACCGACGCCGCGGCGGCGCAAGCGCAGATCGAGGCCCAGATCCGGGCGAACATGGCGGCCTGGAACGCCGACAGGACGAAGGCCGAGGATCTCCGCATTCAGGCCATGCAACGCCTCGGGCAGTTCCAACAGCTTGCCATCGAGGAGAACAACCGCTTCATCGCGCAGCTCCGCGAGATGGCGACGCGGGTGCCCGAGCTGGCGGTGGAACTCAACTCCCTGGCGGACGCGCTCACGACCCTGCCCCAGAAAGCCGCTCCCGCCTTCGGGAATCTCTCCACGATGGTGGCCGCCTGGTTCCAGGGTATGAAGATCAACGCCCAGGACGCTATCGGCGCAGTCATTAGTTCGCTGGAGGGGCTGGGGATAAAGAGCGACAGCATCTTCGGACGGCTGCTGCGCGGGGCAGGCCTTCTTCTCTATCAGCAGCGGCCCCCTCGGAATCCTCGGCGGCATCATCGGCGGGATCGGCGCCATCTTCGGCCTCGCCGAGGGCGGCACCGTCACCTCCTCCGGCCTGGCAATGGTGGGCGAGAAGGGGCCGGAGATACTCAGCCTGCCCCGTGGCGCGAGCGTGACGCCCCTGCCGGCCGCCGTGGGCGCCGGAGCCCAGCAGACCATCATCGTACAACTCGACGGGCGGGTGCTGGCCCGCGCCACCGCCGAGAACATGCCGAGCGTCCTGCGCCTGTACGGAGCGGCGCGGTAACCCACAAGGAGGACCTCCTGCTAACCACAGAACAGGAAGCCGCTCTTATGCCCATATTCCTCGCCAATACCACCGTACCCTACACCGACGAGGAGCGGGACGAAATCCTGCTGCTCATCACGCTCTCGCGCAGTACTAGCTTACAGGAGGAAACTCATGCTGACGCCCCTGCTTGACCGCGACTTGAAGAACCGGACCGCCGCAGACCTCACCACTATCCGCAACACCATTGACCAGATCGTCAGCCAGATCACCACGACGGCGGCGCAAATCACTGCGCTGCGGGCGGCGATGGCGAAGGCGAACCTATACACCGCCGACGAACTCGGCGAGGTAGACGCCATGACCGCCTCCGCCATATCCCGCATCAAGGCCGCCATCGGCCTGTAGGAGATCCTATGGCTTGGCTTACTGGCTGGAGCTATCGTGCCCCGGTGACGATAGACAAAACTAAGGTCGGCAGCGGTGGGGTTACGGACTTCCCGGTCCTGCTCACCGCCGCTAATATGCCTGCCGCCATGTGGGCGCAACTGAGCAATGCCGACGGGCGCGACTTGCGGGTGACGGCGGCAGACGGCGAGACGGTGCTGAACCACGAGCTGGTGAGCATCGTACCCGCGACGCCCACGCTGGAGATGTGGGTGAGCGTGCCTGCAGTGGCAAGCGCAGCGGATACGGTGGTCTACCTCTACTGGGGCAACGCCGCCGCGACTATGCCCAGCGCAGCCAGCCAGCAGGCGGTGTGGACGGTAGGGG